TTTACACACCGAGTACGAGGTTACGCATGTGGGACCCTGTTGCCAGAAGGTGCCGTAGGGCACGACGACGCGACAGGAGAAACAGGTTACGGGGCAACGGAACTCCACCCCACATTGCTGGAGACGTTCAATTTTTCACGAAAGAGCGTGTACTTCGTGAAGAGAGGAGTTTGTTCTAATCCCCTAGAACCTAACCTTCTAACGAACGGCCAGTACAATCCAGCTTGGCTATCCTCAATAGTGTTTGGGAGCACTTCGTACAAATTGCGATATGCAGGGCAGTACGACTATTGTGACTTCTATACACTAGAAGACCCAACGACCCTGGTTCCAAAGAGACTCTGCGACCCACTCGAAACTCTCGACGAGATTTGGGAAGGGGCCTGTAGTTTCTTGAGGGAACATGGGATAGTGGACGAGGTACAAGCCAAGGTGTACCACGCGCAACAAGCACTTCCAATCGGGGACCTAAGTGCTTTTGACGGGGCAGAGAGAGCTGAGTGGGGGCTCGTTAGCTCCTACGTTAGGGACGACCTAAGACCAGCTTACCACTCACTACACGTGAGAAACGCCGACAAGGGCGCCGTAACCGGAAAACAGGCACTCGAAAACCTGCAACTGAAACGGCACGCTCTAGAGAAGGAGTACGGCAAGAGGGGGTACAAGGTGGTACGGCCTACACATCCGAAGTCGTGTGGGTCATGCTGTGTGCAACCACCACCGAAGTACAGGTGGAGGTATAGAGTGTGCAACCGCTGTTGGTTGAGCGTAAACACGTGCGGAGCCATCACCCAGATGGGGCACGACATAATCGCAAATCATACAGTGGCTGACGGGTCACCAGGACTCATACACTTGCCTTCGACGACCCTACCGCCGAAGCGGAGCAAATGGAACAAAGTGTCCATCCCTAAAGCCGCAATCACCCTGCGCGTCGGTGACGCACCCTGGATGAAAGGCGTGAACACCATGGAGAAGATCCTCAAGATCGAGGCCAGTGACATATTCAAGATAGACACGAGCTTGGAGAAGCAGAAGCGTGAAGCTGTCTTGGGGGGAATAGCGATATCAGGTTGCTACCCCATGGTCACGAGGAAAGGGCTATACGCCCGCATGCAGGCACTGATCGGTCGCGCCTTCTTACAGAAGCCGAGAAGCGACCCAAAGGCCTGGGCAAAATTGGAGGAGATGAAGCACCTCATTTTGCCGGCGGGCGCCCTGGACGGGCCGCGAATGAGTGTGGAGGATTGGATAGCCTCTATGCCGGGAGCACGCAAGCGTGCATTGAAGAGAGCATGGATACAATTCCAGGCGGACGGCTCCCTTGAAGACAAGGACCTCACTTTCTCTGCTTTTGTAAAGCAAGAGCTCCTCGCCGCATTCGAGGAGTATGACGGTGCCTTGTCCAAGCCCCTGGAGGAAACCATCGCACGGATGATCATGGCCCCCCAAGAAAAGGCTCACTTGGTGGTGGGACCAGTGATCAAGCCGAAGCTCTACCGGCTAAAAGAGCACTGGAACAACGAGAACTGGCTATTCTATGGCGCAACGACTCCCAAGAAGTTGCAGAAATGGCTAGATGAAAGCGTCGGAGCCTGCTTGGACGGAGAGGTCTTCGTTTTTTGGTGTGATTTTTCGATGTTCGACTGCACGCATTCAGCGCACAGTATGAAACTCATCGAGAGTTACTACCAAGAGATGATGACTGACGACCTGTTCAAGAAGGTCATCGATGCTTGGCGTTATCCAGGAGGGACGATGGGCGAGCTGAAGTACAAGCTAGAGCAGATAATGCTTGCTTCAGGACGCGACGACACCGCACTCATGAACGCTATGTTCTGTGCGTTTGTCATGGGCATGGCAGTGACAGCGGCAATCAAGAACAAGTCGCTAGAGGAGCTGGACGAAGAGGACATGCGCTTCGCAATGGCTTATGTGCGCATAAGTATTTGCGGGGATGACACCCTCGGTTTCCTGCCCAAGTCCATGTGGCCCAGACGGGTCCAGATCATGGCAAGTATCGAGAAGAACTTGACCCGATTTGGACTTGTCCCGAAGTTGGACTGCTCCAATTACCTTGGGAGTGCAGTCTATCTGGGGATGAGACCCTACAACGTGCCAACCCCCACGGGCAGGCAGTGGTTGTGGGGACGAACAGTGGGTCGGGCAGCCTATAAACTAGGTTGGATGCTCGACCCCAACAAGGGCGATGCGGCAGCGTGGGCAACGGGAGTTGCCGATTCGATTGTCCGCACACAGCCCTATGTACCATTGTTGTCCGATCTGGCCAGGAAAACGCTCGAGCTGAGGGAGGGGTGTCGCCGCACCCCAGTCCTCGCCGACCCCAACAAACCCTGGACTCACTGGACACCTCGCGAGGACCTTGGGACTCTAACGTACGACGACATCACCCTCGAGTGTTTGCACCTGTCCTACGAGACTCCCACTCTCCATGGGCCCGAAAGGCCGGTTGGCCCTACTGTAGACGCTCTCCGTCGCAGCAAGGCCAATATCAACAGGATCGACCGTCTCCCCTACAACCTGGCCGACGAGGCTCTGCAGTTCTGCTGCAATAGGGACGACAAATGATCCGAACGGGTTGCCAGACCTTAGAGCACGAACTAACCTTTCTGTTTGACGATTTTGTTGCCAGTCAGAACCACTATACACATCTCGCTAGATGTCTCACACGGGTCTCAAGTCATTGGATCAGGTGGCACAAACCATCTGTCTACCAAACGAGCGAGCACCAGTAAGACTTCCTACCTACCCGTCAATTGACAAGACAGCCCTGTTCCGGTACCGGTACCAAAACATTGAGAGCTTGAAGGACGATGTCCTCGTGGCACCTGAAGGCCTTGATACCTTGAACATCCCAGGACGGAAACGTTTCCTCTTAAGTCGTGACCCAGCCGCCCCGTTACTTGTAGATACTGTACACCTTCTACAACACACGTGGGGGCTGAACCCCTCTGCTTTTGATGGGACAATTTTCATCCGAGGGGAGAGTGCCTTGCTGAACGACGCCACTGCCAACACAGTGACCGTCCACAGTGTGGACTTCGAGAAGAGTTATCCCATCGATTATTACGATACACTGCCTGCGGGCAAGTTGGATGGGAAACAATGGTTCATGGTCCCTAGGGTCCTCGATGCTAGAGGCAAGTCTCAAGGTTTCCTAGATCGTATTTGTGTCGGGCTAATAACCGAGCAGGAAGGAACATTCCCGCCCGGTGCTCTTCCACTCGGAGTGGGATTGATCCGGACATACCGCACAGGCAACCTGGAGCCTCTCAATGCAACGGATGGAGAGTTGTGTTTGGACTACACACTCACCGTCGAGCTCATGAGTGCTACAGGTGCAGTGACGGAGATGTCAATGTCATTTGATTGGTCGAAGAATAATTTCACTGCGTGCGACTTCTTGGACCCGGAGGTCTCACTCGTGAGAATCAAATCCCTGAGTTACGTCGGACAAGTCAAGATGGTGAATTCAGCACTACTCCCGGGGAATGTTTGGCCTAGAGTGCAGTGTTACCCGGTACTAGGACTATCAAGGTCCGGGCCGCACATGCCCTTCAACAGTCCCCCGACTACGTTCCGATGTTTGTCACTACCTGCTACTCCAATCAACCCGGAGTATTACAATTCTATCGCGCCATTTCAATCGACGCGACTGAACGCATCGGCCCTGCTATTGACGAATGTGACTAAGGTGTTAAACAAGGAGGGGACAGTCCAGTCATCTCGACTACTGTTCAATCCACATGTGGGGCGTACCATCCACCACGCTGATGTTATAGGTGTCTCTACCTCGAACCCCGACACACGCTACTTCGGGGCTCTTGAGAAAGGGGCCTATACCTTCACCGCGCCGGATCAGGAAAGCCTTAAGTTCGTGACACCATACCAGACGGTGACAGTGAATGACACTGGGTCAGACGAGGGTAACATTGTTCCCTTGACGCTAGTGCCGCCAAGACCAGTGGAGAGACCAGTCCTAGATCTCGAGGCCAAATATTACAATTGTATTATTTGCACCGACTTAGATAGTACTGATGATACCCAACTGGCTTTGACACTGGACACACACTGGGAGTTCAGAACCATATCCACATTATACGCCTTGGATTACTCCCGAATGCCGATGGAAGTTTATCATGCGGCGATGCTAGCTGTTGTTAAAGCCGGGTTCTTTTATGAGAACAACACTCATGCCTATATCCTGAGAATGTTAGCCACCGGGATGCGATACGCAACCCCAATGCTCGCAGGGTATGTGCAAGGAAAAGCAACAGCAGCCGCAGCCTCTGG